AGGTTGTGAATCAGATTTCGAAGGTGGTTTAGAAGAAAATATACATGGTGGAGCTATGTGGGCTAGAATGCCAATACAGGCACTCGTAGCAGACATACCACTTAACGAATGGTCAGAACCAATGGAAGACCATTTAGTACAACCTTGGGATTGTGAGTCTAGAAATCATAGTACAATTGTGATGGATAGAGTTAGTTCAAGTCCTTGGCTTTGTAAAATAGGTGGAGAGTTCTACAAAGGTAAATATTTATTTACAGTAGATTATACAGACAGCGATATAGCAGATGACCCTGCTCAACATAAACAATCGCATGTACTGTATTTATTAGATGCAGGAAAGTGGACAGGTAATTTTGTTGCTTTGCCTAATAACAGAGTCCGTGCTACAAGTCCTGCTTTATGGGAAACTGGAGAAGGCGCACCAGACTTTACACCATCACAGTGGACGCATTCGGCAGAACAACACGAAAGCTATTTAGACCCATCTATAACATTTGATAATTTATATGAGAGTACCAATGACAGCAAAAACAAAAAAGACAATAAAAAAAGTAGTTAAGGGATTAAAGAAAGCTAGTAAGACACATGCAGGTCAGGCTAAAACTTTATCGGCTTTAAAACTAAAAGCAGGTGGCAGTACTGTAAACAAAGCAGGAAACTACACAAAGCCTACTATGCGTAAGAGTTTATTTAATTCTATTAAAGCAGGTGGTAAAGGTGGTAATCCCGGTCAGTGGTCGGCTAGGAAAGCTCAATTACTTGCATCAAAATACAAAGCTAAGGGTGGAGGATATAGATAATGCCTGATTATATGCCAGAAGAAATACAAGAGATAGAAGACCTACAAAAGATAAATGTGGTTGCTAAAGAAATTACACAACCAACAGAATCTTTTTTTAATTGGTTAGATGAAATTACATCAAAAGAAAAAGGAAAAAGTTTTTATTCTTGGTTAGAGGGAGATAAGTAATGAATAAAAGTACCCCAACAAAAAAGAAACCTATTAAAGCTCATCGAGGTAGAATAGTATATGAACAGGGTGGAAGACCTATGCCGGGAAGACCTAGACCCTTTCCGGGATTTCCTAGAGGAGTGAGACCACCAAGAAGAGGACCTAGAGTAACTCCAAGACCAATGCCTTTTCCACCACCAAGGAGAAGACCCAGTCCGTTTGTTTCAGGTCCTCCAAGAGGAGCAAGAATAGACCCTAGAATAATGTTTGGTGGACCTAGAAGAGGTTTAGGTAATGCTAGTATGATAGATAGACTTCGTAGACAACAAAATGAAATAACACAACGACAAGGTTTACAGGCTCGACGAGTAGGCAATAAAGGAATGTCCGTAACTAAAAAAGCCATAGGAGAAAATGATTTTCGTAAAGGTGGTTTAACTTTATCTACAGTCAATAACTTAAAAAAAACCTAACCACAATAAATTAAAGTTTAAGAAAGCCCCACCTAAATGATTGACCCCTTTACAGCTATGACAGCTGCAACTACTGCTTTTAATTTAATTAAAAAGGGGTTTGCAGCAGGTCGTGAAATAGAATCTATGACAGGAGACCTGTCCAAATGGATGGGAGCTATCTCCGACATAAAGCAAGCAGAGGTAATTAGTAAGAATCCACCTCTTTTTAAAAAGTTATTTTTTAATTCGTCTATTGAGAAAGAAGCAATGGATGCTTTTGCAGCTAAGAAAAAAGCTCAAGAAATGGAAGATGAACTACGTACTTGGATAAATTTTACGCATGGACCTAACTCTTGGAATGAGTTACTTCAAATGCAAGCTAAAATAAGAAAGCAACGACAGGAAATGGTCTATGCTCAACAAGAACGCATTAGAAAAATTACAAGTACAATCGGACTTATTTTTGCTGGTATTGTATTTATTGGGGCTGTAGGAGCTTTAACATATATGGTAGTTAAAGGATTACAAACGCAAGGTTATATATAATGGCAATTAAAAAATCACAAAGGTCTTTAAAAGCATGGACAAAACAAAAATGGCGAACCAAGTCTGGAAAGCCCTCATCGAAAACTGGAGAAAGATACTTACCAGAGAAAGCAATAAAGTCGTTGACATCTGCCCAGTATGCGGCAACCACAAAGAAGAAACGGCAAGGAACAAAGCAGGGCAAACAGTTTGTGAAACAACCGAGTTCGATTGCAAAGAAAGTAAGGCAGTATAGAAAATTTGCTTGACAAATAAAATAATATATGTTATTATGTTATATACAATGTTTATGGAACTAAAATGTTATGGATGCTATTTGTAATATTACACGGAACGGATATACAAGAAAATGTCTACTTCAATGATTTGGATACATGCCTTGAATATGCAACAAAGATGCGACAACAAGACTTACATCAACGACAGGCAGGAGACAAAATATATATCAAAGTTTATTGCATACCTAAAAATACTAAAGATTAAAAGAGGAGAAGATTATGTTTAAAAATTTATTACTACCACTATTAATACTATTACCCTTTACTGCACAGGCAGGATTACTAGGATTAGATAGTCAGATAAAAGGTGAATACAATGTGGATTCTGATTCATCGACTGTTACATCACAAGTAGGTAAAACTATAGGACTATACGGATTTTCTATATCAGCCGATGTAGACTTTGACGTTATGGAATTTGCTTATGACGGAATGGACTTTAAAGCTGAATATGATTTACTAGAAATGAATAGTACATCAGTGTATGTATCTTCAGGATTAGATACTAACTGGGGAAGAGAAAACATTAAAGTTGGCTTTGAGTTTAAATTCTAATGTGGATTCCAGTAATAACTATCCTATGGGCATTAGGAGATACATCAGCATGGATAAATTTTCCTATGGCTAATTTTCCATTTCCCTCTCAAGAAAGTTGCCAACAATATGTAGATGGAGTTAGGCGCAATATTACAAAAAATCCTTCCTATTTAGAGGGGTATAGTGTGTGTATTGAAGTACCAAGTAAAAAGGGAGAACCTGTTTAAGTGGGTGGACAAATAGATAAATCTAAAATGCCTTGTAATAAACCAAGGCGAACACCTGACCACCCTACAAAATCGCATGTAGTAAAAGCATGTGAGGGTGGTAAAGAAAAAATAATACGCTTTGGTGAGCAAGGTGCTAAAACTGCAGGTAAACCTAAAGCAGGAGAGTCTGCTAGAATGAAAGCTAAAAGAAAATCTTTTAAAGCTAGACACGGCAGAAATATTAAAAAGGGTAAAATGTCAGCAGCTTATTGGGCAGATAAAGTTAAGTGGTAGTGCATGAAAGCATCTGATTTAAAAATTTCTGATGACAGCAATATAAGTATACCATTACGTAATCTTATATCTATGATTGCCCTTACAGGTTTATCGGTCTGGTTATACTTTGGTTTGACAGAAAGAATAACATTCTTAGAGCATCAAATGGAAATGCTTACAATAGAAGTTGAAGAAAACGATACTTGGATAGATGAGTGGCAACCCCCTGAGTCTGTAAAAGAAAGCATAACAAGAATGCGAGAAATTGAAATGAAACTAAACTTACTAGACCAGAAAGTTACATTATATACAGAAGACGTAATAGTGGAGTAACATATGCTTGAACAATTTTTTATGTGGTGTGAGAAGAAATTAAAAATAAAAAATATTAGATACTTAACAGGGAAAAATAAATGTTAGGATTATCATCTCTTTTAAGCCCTATTGCTAATATAGCAGGAACATATATACAGGGTAAAATGGATAAACAAAAAGCCGAGACAGACGTAAAGGTTGCTCGTGCTAAGGCTGAAGCTAAAGTCTATGAAACAGAAGCTACGTCAAGTATGCTTATGGAACAGAACCTTACTAATCAAATGGCAGGTTCGTGGAAAGATGAATTTTGGACAATTATTTTTGGTGGCATTCTTGTAGCATGTTTCTTACCTTGGAGTCAGCCGTATGTAGCAGAGGGTTTTACCTTCCTAAACGAAAGTACACCACCTTGGTTTAGTACATGTTTGTACATATGTATAGGCAGTAGCTTTGGATACAGGTTTGGTAAGACAGGTATGCAGTTAATGGGTAAAAAATAAATGACTTGTGCGTGTGGAAATGAAAACTGCAAATGCAGTACAGACGATTTAATACCTGATAAAATAGGCTATCAAGTTAATAAACGTAGAATGGCATGGGTATTAATCCTTTTAATGGCTGTAACAACAGTATTAACCTTAGCCTTTCCAGATAGATTGGCAGAAGCTGAGAGTATTCTTATGACACAGTATATTAGTATGTGTGGATTAGTAGGAGCATACTTTGGATTTAGTGCTTTAGGAGGAAGAAAGTAATGGGATTTTTTAGTAGTACACCATCTGAAAAAAAACAAAAAAGAAAAGATAAATTTAAAGACGAGTTTAATGTTTTAACAAAAAAAGATTATGCTTCTTTAAATGAAGGCGATAAAAAAAAGTATGACTTTGCAAAAGAAAACAATCTTATAGTTGGACAAAAGAAAAAAGGAACAACCGTAGGAAATAAAAAGTTTGTAAGGGTTTTTGACCCAGTAGATTATACAATCATATCTTCATTCAATCCATTTGAACCTACTAAAAAAACATTAAACAGAAAACTCCAAAATAAAAAAAATAAGGAACTGCAAAAAGCTAAGTTGCCGTTTGATAAAAAAAGAGATTTTAATACAGATTACGGAAGAGCTATTGGAACAAAACCAGATATGTCTAAGCAAACAGTCGTTATTGGTGATACAGGAAAATCTAAACCTTTAATAAAATTTTTAGCTGAAAGAAACAAAAAGAAAAATAAAGGTGGTTTTATTGACTATAGAAAAGGTGGAATGGTTTTATCTACTAGTAATAGTAAAAAGAAAAAATGACCAAAGCTAACGGATGGGCTAACCATGAAGATACATTTGAAGAAACATTAAGAAGAGAGTTGTTAGCAGCACGAGAAATAATATTTCTACTACAAGAAGATTTAAAACAAATGACAGAAGCTTATTACACTGTTTTAGAAGATAAAGAAAAGAAAAGGAAATTAAATTAATGGAAACATTTACCGATAGACTACGAGAGGAATTAAAGATAGATGAAGGATGTAAATACGAAGTATATTTGGACCACCTTGGATTACCTACGTTTGGTATCGGACATCTCATTACTGAAAAAGACCCTGAGTACCAAATGGGGATGGGAACACCAGTTGATGAAATACGAGTCAATGAAGCCTTTGAACAAGACGTACATGTTACAATAGGCGAGTGTAAAAAACTATTTGATAATTGGGATAAACTTCCAGAAACAGTAAGACTAATTACTGCTAATATGATGTTTAATATGGGAAGACCTAGATTATCAAAATTTAAAAAGATGATACAGGCTATTCAAGATAGTGATTGGCTAGAAGCAGGAAATCAAATGCAGGATTCAAGATGGTACAAACAAGTAACAAATCGGGCAGACAGACTTATATCTCGCATGAGAGCAGTAGGGTTGAGTTAAAAAAACAAAGGCAAAGAAAAATTCATATTAAAGCACTAACAGAATTTTTTAAACCTAGAAAGAGAGCGTTTATTAAACATGGCTAGAAAATTATCAGAAAGACAACAAAAGTTTTTAGATGTATTGTTTGCAGAGGCAAATGGTAGTATTAAAGATGCTAAAGTTATAGCAGGTTACTCTCCTAACTCTAACAACAATGAAATAATAAAATCTATAAAAGAAGAAATACTAGAAGCCACGCAAACTTATATGGCAGGAAACGCACCTAAAGCTGCTGTGGCTATGGTAAATGGTGTTGATGACCCTACACAACTAGGCATACGTGATAGGATGTCTGCTGCTAAGGAATTACTTGATAGAGCAGGTTTAGTTAAAACAGAAAAGCTTCAAGTAGAAGCATCAGGTGGAGTTATGTTAATGCCACCTAAAAATAAGTCAGATGAAGAATAGAAGTTTAGGTAAGTGGAAATTACCACAACCTACAGATATTAAAGATGCTGATGAGTGGATACCCATTCCTCGTATAGCTAGAACAATACCATTTGGATATGAATTAGATAAAAACGACCCCAACCTTCTTCAACCAATACCTAAAGAATTAGATTTACTAGAAAAAGCTAGACAACATATAAATCAATATTCTTACAGAGAAGTAGCTAATTGGCTTACAGCAAATACAGGTAGAACTATTTCTCATGTAGGTTTAATGAAAAGGTTAAAGCATGAACGACAGCGTAAGAACCAAGCTAGAAGCATTCGCAAGTGGGCAGAATATGCGCAAAAGGCAATCGACAAAGCGCAAGAAATTGAAACCCAAAGAACCGGTGCAAACGCAACAGCAGGCAATTAAAGAAACAGTAAGCTACGATACTTCTAGTATAGAAGAAGATAGAAATGTTTTATTTAAGCCAAATGAAGGTCCACAAACAGATTTTTTAGCTGCTGCAGAACGAGAAGTTTTATATGGTGGTTCAGCAGGTGGTGGTAAAAGTTATGCTATGTTAGCAGACCCTTTAAGATACATGGGTCATCCACAGTTTAGTGGATTGCTACTTAGACATACTACAGAAGAATTAAGAGAACTTATATTTAAGTCTCAGGAATTATACCCAAAAATATGGAAGGGTATAAAATGGTCAGAAAGAAAGATGCAATGGGTAGCACCATCGGGTGCTAGATTGTGGATGTCATATCTAGATAGAGATGATGATGTATTACGTTATCAAGGTTTGGCATTTAGTTGGATAGGTTTTGATGAATTAACACAGTGGGCTACTCCATACGCATGGAACTATATGCGTTCTAGATTACGTTCTACTGCTCCAGACTTACCTATTTTTATGCGAGCAACCACTAACCCCGGAGGACGAGGGCATATGTGGGTAAAACGTATGTTTATTGACCCATCGCCTTATGGAAAAGCATTTGAAGCAACAGACACAGAAACAGGAGAAATACTCAAATATCCAGCAGGACACGCTAAATCTGGAAAATCCTTATTTAAACGGAGATTTATTCCTGCAAGATTATCTGATAATCCATACCTCGCAGAAAGTGGAGACTATGAAGCAATGCTCTTATCCTTACCTGAGCAACAACGTAGGCAACTTTTGGAAGGTGATTGGGATATTAAAGAAGGGGCTGCTTTTACTGAGTTTAATAGGGACATACACGTTGTTGAACCCTATAAAATACCTTCTAACTGGGTTAAATTTAGGGCTTGTGACTATGGTTACGGCTCGTATACAGGGGTTGTTTGGGTGGCTGTTTCGCCATCAGAACAGTTAGTAGTATATAGAGAACTATACGTATCTAAAGTTTTAGCAACAGACTTAGCTGATATGGTTCTAGATTTGGAGTCAGGCGATGGTAACATTCGATATGGCGTTTTGGATTCTAGTCTTTGGCATAAACGTGGCGATACTGGTCCTTCTTTGGCTGAACAAATGATTATAAAAGGTTGTCGTTGGCGACCTTCTGATAGAAGTAGAGGTTCTCGTATATCAGGAAAAAATGAAATACATCGAAGATTACAAGTAGATGAATTTACAGAAGAACCTAGATTAGTATTTTTTAGTAATTGTACAAATATAATAGCACAGTTACCATCTATACCTTTAGATAAAAAGAATCCTGAAGATGTAGATACAAATGCAGAAGACCACTTGTATGATGCTTTAAGATATGGTATAATGTCAAGACCAAGGTTTAGTTTATTTGATTATGACCCTACAAATAAACGAACAAATACTATGCCAGTAGCAGATACAACATTTGGGTATTAAAGGATAAAATATGGCTGAAGAACAAAATGAAATTAATATGGATGATACTTCTGTTGTTTTAGAAGATAAAAAGGATGCAGAAGACCTTAGTGATATGGATGTTAATTCATCATCTATTATATCTTTTATAATGGGTAGATTTAAAAAGTCAGATGATTATAGAGAACAAGACGAACAAAGATGGTTAAGAGCATATAGAAACTATAGAGGTTTATACGGACCTGATGTACAATTTACTGAGGCTGAAAAATCTAGAGTATTTATTAAAGTAACTAAAACTAAAACACTTGCAGCCTATGGTCAAATTGTAGATGTCTTATTTGGTAATAATAAATTTCCATTAAGTGTAGACCCTACAGAATTACCTGATGGTGTTGTAAGTGATGTACACTTTGACCCTAAAGCTCCTGAACAATTAAATAGTGAAACTACGGCAGAAAGTCCTTATGGGTTTAAAGGTGATGGTAAAGAATTACCTGCAGGTGCTACAGAAAAATCTCTTAAAGATTCACTTGGACCTCTATCAGAAAAATTAGCTAAAGTAGAAAATTTACAAGAAGGAGTAGGTAAAACTCCAACAGCTGTAACATTTAGTCCTGCAATGATAGCATCCAAAAAGATGCAAAAGAAAATACACGACCAATTAGAAGAATCAAATGCAAATAAACATCTTAGAGGTGCAGCATTTGAAATGGCTTTATTTGGCACAGGTATAATGAAAGGACCATTTGCTGTAGATAAAGAGTACCCTAATTGGAACGAAGATGGTGAATATGACCCACTATTAAAAACTGTACCTGAAGTTAATCAAGTATCTGTGTGGAATTTTTATCCTGACCCAGATGCACACAATATGGATGAAGCTCAGTACGTTATAGAACGACATAAGTTATCTCGTACTCAATTACGTTCATTAAAAAAGAGACCATACTTTCGTGGTAATGTCATTGATGAAGTAATAGAAATGGGAGAAAACTATGTTAAGAAATCTTGGGAAGATGATTTAACCGATTATGCTCCTGAGCATGGCATAGATAGGTTTTCTGTATTAGAATATTGGGGTATGGTTGATACTGAATTATTTAAAGACCAAGATATTGATATACCTAAAGAGTTACAAGACACAGATGAGTTACAGGCTAATGTGTGGATATGTAATGGTAAGTTAATAAGAATGGTTTTAAATCCATTTAAACCTGCTAAAATACCTTACATGGCTGTGCCTTATGAACTTAACCCATATTCATTCTTTGGTGTAGGCATCGCAGAAAATATGGATGATACCCAAACTCTTATGAATGGTTTTATGAGAATGGCTGTAGATAATGGTGTATTATCTGGTAATTTGCTTATAGAAGTAGATGAAACTAACTTAGTTCCGGGTCAAGACCTTTCTGTCTATCCCGGTAAAATATTTAGAAGACAGGGTGGCGCTCCCGGTCAGGCTATCTTTGGTACAAAGTATCCTAACGTATCTTCAGAAAATATGCAATTGTTTGATAAGGCTAGACAGCTTGCAGATGAAAGTACAGGGTTAGCGTCTTTTGCACATGGTCAAACAGGAATATCAGGTGTAGGTAGAACTGCATCAGGTATTAGTATGTTAATGAATGCTGCTAATGGTAGTGTAAGAACAGTTATTAAAAATATTGATGACTACTTACTAAGACCTTTGGGTGAAGGTTTATTTAGATTTAATATGCAATTTGATTTTGACCCTCAAATTAAAGGAGACTTAGAAGTTAAAGCTAGAGGTACTGAAAGTTTAATGGCTAATGAAGTACGTAGTCAACGATTAATGCAGTTTATGCAAGTAGCATCTAATCCAGTACTAGCTCCTTTTGCTAAGTTTCAATATGTTATTAGGGAAATAGCTAAGTCTTTAGATTTAGACCCCGATAAAGTAACAAATAATATGGATGAAGCTGCATTACAAGCAGAACTTATGAAAGAATTCCAAGCTCCAGCTCCAGAACAACAACAAGCATCTCCTATGGGAGGGGTTAATCCTTTAGACCCAACAGGAGCAGGTGGAGGAACAATAGGAACAGGTCAAGTACCTCTTCCACAAGAACAAGGATTTACAGGAAATAATGGACAAGAGCCTACTCAGCAAACTCAAGCCACTGGTCAGCAACAACCTCCTATGGCAGGGGTTCAATAATTATCTTGATGCTTTAATAGAACAACAACATAAAGCATTAGAACAATCAGAAAATAATATTGTAATAAATCGTTCACAAGGGTCTATTGCAACTTTGAGAAGATTAAAACTACTTAGGGATGAGGTATTAAAAAATGGCTAAAGCTATGGAAAAACAAATGAATTTATTTGAAGAAGGTGGACTAGAACAAGATGGTGGTACAGTAGACCCTATATCAGGCAATGATGTTCCTATGGGTTCTTCACAAGAAGAAGTAAGAGATGATATACCTGCACAACTAAGTGAAGGTGAGTTTGTATTTCCAGCTGATGTAGTTAGATTTATAGGTTTAGAAAAACTTATGATGATGAGACAAGAAGCCAAAGCAGGTTTAAAACGTATGGAAGATATGGGTCAAATGGGTAATTCAGAAGAAGCTACTATACCTGATGATATACCTTTTGATATAAATGATTTAGAATTAGAAGATGATTCAATTCCTGCTTATAAAGGTGGGGCTATACAGTCTTTTGAAACTGGTGGTATGTCTGTTACTGATGATAGAGTAGTTAAAGGACAAGATTTTAGTAGACCGGATGACTATAGAGTAGGGATGCCTAGATTGCCTATAGTAGGATTACCTCCTGTGAGAGATGAGGGATATAAGCCACCAACTATAGAGGATACACCTGTACGAGAGCCTACAGACCCAATACCTCCTTTTGATGTATTTGTACCTCCTGTAGCTGATGAGTATAGAGAGTATGTAAATGATGAAGGTATTATTATAAATGTACCATATTTTAGAGGTAATATACTTCCGGGATATAGTCTACCTCAAGGATATACACTAAAAGAAGAAGAATCTGTAGTTCCTGAACAAGAAGGTATTTTAACTGATATAACTCAAGAACCTGAAAGAGATAGGGAAAGAGAAATACAAGTAGCTGAAGAAGAAAAGAAAATGCGAGATAGAAGTTACAGTAATGTAGTTAAACAAATAATGGATGAAAATCCGGGTTTAACTTATGATGAAATAAAAAATAAAATAAAAGGTGGAGAATCTACTATAGATTTATTTGGTAAAAAAATAAAAGCTCCCGGATTTTTATTTGATGAAAAATTAATTGAAGATGCGTATAATAGAAACTTAACAGGTAGGGATTATCAAGATGAATTAGATACAGACTATGGTGATGACTCTGATAAAAATAGAGGCACAGCATTCGATGCTAATTTTAAAGCTAAACAAGAAGCTGAAGCCCAAGCAAAAGCTGAAGCAGAAGCAGCAGCTTATCAAGAATCAAGACTAATAGCAAAACAAAAGGCTGAAGAAGAGTTTGATAAAAAAGTTAAAATAAAAGAAGATGCTATTAAAGAGGCTCAAAAAAGGTCTACTATAGAAACTGTTGAAAAACAAGAAACTAAAAGAAAAGAACAACAAGCTGCAGCAGAAAAAGCAGCAGCAGTTAGGCGAGTTGCTTTAGAAAGACAAAGATTAGAAGCTAATCAAAGAGAACAAAATATATCTGATAGAGAAGCTAGACAAGCTGCTAAAGCTGCTAATGAACGGATAGATAAAAATAAAAAATCTACTAGAGATACAAAGTTTGAAAAAGAGACAGGATATAGAAGAGCAAAAGGTGGCATAATAGAAAAACCTAAACCTAAGAAAAAGACTATGAAGCGAGGTGGATTAGCTTCTAAAAAATAATCTACATATTGTTGGCTACTCAATCCCCCCAAGTGGCTACTATGACCCCAACAAAGGAGAAAATACATGGCTGAAGAATTAGTTATGACAAAGGAGACAACACCTAAAAAAGTTGCATTTGCAAGTAAACCTTATTCGCAAGAAGGCAAACGTAAAAAAGACGAAGAAGAATTAAAAGAATTATTAGAGGAGCAGAAAAAAGATGCTGAAGAAGTTACAAAACCTGAGACTAGTACTGATGGTGAATCAGAGCCAGACAATGCTGAGGAACGCAGTTTTAAAAAGCGTTATGGTGATTTACGAAGGCATTCGCAAAAGCAAACAGAAGATTTTAAGAAGGAAATAGATTCTTTAAAAAATCAACTAGATTCTGCTACTAGAAAAGAAATAACATTACCTAAGTCAGATGAAGATATTGAAGCTTGGACAAAACAATATCCTGATGTAGCTGCCATAGTAGAAACTATAGCTACTAAAAAAGCTATGGAACAATCTAAAAACTTAGAAGAACGCATGAAAACAATAGATGAAATGCAGTTCAATGTAACTAAGGAAAAAGCTGAAAACGAATTATTAAGAATGCATCCTGATTTTGGAGAAATAAGAGACAGTGATGAATTCCATGAATGGGCAGAAGAACAACCTAAATGGGTACAAGATGCTTTATATGAAAATGATAATGATGCAAGGTCAGCTGCTAGAGCAATAGATTTATATAAAGCCGATAAAAATTTAACACCTAAAAAGGTTTCTAGTAACAAGGATGCAGCTAAGTTAGTTGATACTAAAGGTACTAGAAGTAAACCTGTAGAAAATGAATCTAAATCTTATTTAAAAGAATCTGTAGTTGAAAAAATGTCTGCACAAGAATATGAAAAAAAGTCAGACGATATTATGGAAGCTATAAGAAGTGGTAAATTTATTTATGACTTATCTGGTTCAGCGAGATAGGAATAGATATGGCACATCACAGTAAATTATATATTCCTAAAAAGGATGAAGAATACTTAGCACCTTTTGGTCCTGTAATGGGATACAAAAAAATGACACCTTCTTTTGTAACAAAAATGAATAAGTTAATGAGTCCTGACTTAGAAGATTGGTCAGATAACTTAGTAGGTAAAGTAAAACAAGAACTAAAGTTTACTAAAGAAATAGAACAACTATGGTTAGATGAGTGTTCACAGTTTATAGGAAGACTACATAACTATGTTGAATATAGACATTCCTTTGGTACACAAAAGTTAGATACTGAAAGTTTTAATTATGGAATACAAATTGTTTCAGGATGGTTTGTAAGACAATTTCAAAATGAATATAATCCTCTACATATACATACAGGTGCTAGAATGTCTTGTGTTGGATATTTAGGATTACCTGATGGTATCGAAAAAGAGTGGGAAGAAGATTACAAAGACCATCATCCTGCTAATGGGCATATACAGTTTGCTCATGGTACACCATCAGGATATAGCCAAACGAATTTTATGGTTAAACCACAGGTAGGAGATTTTTATGTGTTTCCTGCAGAATTATTTCACTGTGTTTATCCATTTAAAACTGAAGGAGAAAGACGTTCCTTTAGCGTAAATTTTAGTTTTGTTGAAGTTCCAAAAGAAACTATTGACAAACAATAATTTATGAGTATAACTATATAATATAATATAAGTGTAGCCCACAACTAGTGATTACCTGTGCTTATATATATTTCGCAAACAGCAATAATTTACTAGAATACCTGATAGAGATAGCCCATCGACTATAAGAATGTACAGCTTATACGATATGCACCTAGCGTAAGTCAGCCCTGTTAATACATTTGTATGTTTTGCATCTGTAAAATATGCTAAAATAGGAGATATATAATGGCATTTTCTACTGCGGCAGGTTATGGTAACCTTCCTAACGGTAATTTTAGCCCAGTTATTTATAGCAAACAGGTGCAACTTGCATTTCGCAAGTCATCTATCACTGAAGCAATCACTAATTCTGATTACTTTGGAGAAATTGCTAACATGGGTGATTCCGTTAAGGTTATTAAAGAACCTGAAATCACAGTTAAGGCTTATTCTCGTGGCACAACTATTACACCACAAGACCTTGACGATGAAGAGTTCAGCCTAACAATTGACAAAGCTAATTACTTTGCATTTAAGGTTGATGATATTGAAGAAGCACACAGTCATGTTAACTTTCAACAGTTAGCTTCAGACCGTGCTGCATATAGACTAGCCGACCAATTTGACCAAGATGTTCTTGGTTACTTGTCAGGCTTTAAGCAGTCATCTATACATGGTACTGCTGATACTGCAAACTCAACTGTAAATGGTGCAAAAGCTGTTTCAACTGCTGGTTCAGACGAATTATTGACAACAATGTTAATTGATGCTCTTGATTTCGGTGGGTCATCAGGTGATGCTGTTGCTATTACACCTAGAACAGGTGGAGCTACAACTGCTACTCCTGCTGCTGGTGATAGACACCCACTTACAGTTATTGCTCGTATGTCAAGGCTACTTGACCAACAAAATGTAGATACTAACGGAAGATGGTTAGTTTTAGACCCAGTATTTATTGAGGTTTTAAAAGACGAAGACTCAAGATTATTTGATGCCGATTTCGGTGGAAATGGTCTTCAGAATGGTCTAATCCTTAATAACCTACACGGTTTTAAAGTTTACCAATCTAACAATCTACCTGCTGTTGGAACAGGTCCTACAAATACAGGCACAAACAGTTCAACAAACTATGGTGTGATTGTGGCAGGACATAGTTCTGCTGTAGCTACTGCTGAACAAATCAACAAAACAGAGACTTATAGAGACCCTGATTCTTTTGCTGATATTGTTAGAGGTATGCATTTGTATGGTCGAAAGATACTTAGACCTGAAGCTCTTGTTAGAGCTAAATACCACTTAGCGTAAAGGAGATTTTAATATGGCATTAGGCGATAATACAACTTCGGTTGCTAGAGGTATGGGTTCTAGAGGTAGACAGCCTTACTATATTCAGCACGAGCTTAACTTTGCAACTGCTGTTACAGATAAGGGTACTGCTCTTGCTGCTAATGACGTTATTCCGGGATTAACTATTCCTGCGAATACTGTTATTCTTCATGCAGGGTTTGAAGTTACTGAAGCTCATGCAGGTACTTCTAGTGATACTGACTTTGACTTTGGCATAACAGGTGGAGACCTCGACAACTTTGTTGATGGTTTTGACTTTGATGGTGCAAGTGTAGGTGATTATGCTCCTACTCCTGCAGCTTATGCTCCAGTTATTATTGGTGGCACTTCAGATACTATTGACATTGAAATCCAAGCAATGACAGGTACAACAACAGGGGGTAAACTCCGATTGTTCGCTATTTGCATGGACATTGATGACGTTGGTACAATGGCTGCTGATGAAGTAGACAGAGATACACTAGCGTAACTCAACTATATATAAGGGGGCAGAGTAATTTGCCCTCTTACATTACATTTAGGATAGGACATGGCTGAGAGTTTTCTTACACATACAAATAGAGTAATAGCACGTTTAAATGAAGTAGCATTAACTTCTGCTAATTTTTCATCTGCTAGAGGTATTCAAATACAATGTAAGAATGCAGTTAATGAAGCTATTCGTTATATAAATCAAAAAGAATTTCAATACCCTTTTAATCACGCAACCGATACAGAAGTATTAGTTGCAGGAACATTTAAATATTCAGTTCCAACTACAGCTAAAACTGTAGATTATAATACATTTAGATTAGTTAAAGATAGTGACTTAGGAACTAGTGGTGGTAGATTAAGAATATTAAATTATAATGATTATCTTAATGCATACATAACCCAAGAAGATGAAATAGAAACTACAACTTTAAGCACATCTCATACAGATTCGGTTACTACAATTACAGTTGTAAGTACAACGGGATTTGATAGTGCAGGTACATTATATGTAGGCAATGAACAGATAACCTATACAGCAATAGGTTCATCCACAACATTTACAGGAGCAACAAGAGGTGCTAATGGAACAACAGCTACTTCTCACGATAGTGGAGTGCAGGTTGCACAGTTTGATGGTGGAAGTGTACCACAGTATGTAACAAGAACTCCTGATAATAATTATATTCTTTATCCTTTTCCTACGAAATCTTTTACAATTAAATACGATTATTTTACTTTTCCTACCGATATGTCAGCACATGATGGCACAACAAGTATACCTGACAGATTTGCACCTATCATAGCAGATGGTGCTACAGCTTTTGTATATCAATATAGAGGTGAAACAGCACAGTATCAATTAAATATGGAAAGATTTGAACAGGGTATAAAAAATATGCAAACTTTATTAGTTAATAGGTTTGAATATATTCGTTCTACATATATACCACAAACAGGACATCATAATACGTCTAATATATCTACAAGAGTAAATTAATATGGCTGCCCAAGACCAAGTACAACCATCAGCATTTATATGTGAGGGTGGTTTAGTTAAAAGTCGTTCTACTTTTGTTATGCAACCCGGACAAGCTTTAGAGTTATTAAACTTTGAACCTGATATCGAAGGTGGCTACAAAAGAATAAATGGTTTTAGAAAACATGTAAATCACATAGTACCTCAAACTTCAGCTAGTACTGAAAAAGTTTTAATGGTTGCAAGTTTTGCAAATAAAATTGTAGCTGCT